AGAAAGTAATTAAAAAAATAAACTAAAAAAAAATGTGTAGAATGGGGTTAGAATTTAATATTTTAATCCCATTTTTTATTTACAAAGAGAATAATTTATATTACTATTAACGTATAAATTATTAATTATAAATTAAAAAAAAAAGTAAAATTATGAGTGTACTCGATGCGATTGCTAAACAGTATGAAAAAAGTAAGTCTGGCGGAAGTTCAGGCGGTTCATACGAACAAGATTTCAGTAAATACTTTGCTGTAAGATTAGAAGAAGGTGTAGATAATGGTGAATTAACTATTAGACTTATGCCACCTAAAGAAAGTGTTCACCCTGTTGTGAAAGAAGGTGACACACCATTTGATGAGGGACACTGGCACTCAGTAAAGGTCGGTGGTAAGTGGAGAAAAATCTATTGTAGAAAACATAACGATGGAGAACATTGTCCACTCTGTGAAGTTTCCGAAGAACTTTTCAAATCTTGGAAAGAAACAGGAAATAAAACAGACAAAGAATTGGCTACTCAGTATTCAGCTAGAAAATTCTATTTAGCTAGATTAATTAGTAGAGACAATGAAGGTGATGGTGTTAAATTTTGGAGATTCCCACACAACTACAAAGGTGAAGGAGCTTTAGATAAAATTATTCCTTTATTCACAAAAAGAGGTGACATCACAGACCCAAGAGAAGGTAGGGATATCACTTTAATGGTTGGTCGTGATAATAAAGGTTACGCTAAAATTAATTCTATACTTACTGAAGACGTAGATATTTTAACAGACCCAAAGTCACCAAAAGCTAAAGAATGGATGGGAGACATGACAACATGGAAAGAGGTTTATAAAGCTCAACCGTTAGATTACGTACAACTAATTGCAGATGGTGACACACCACAATGGGATAAAAATCTAGGAAAATTTGTTTCTAAAGGTGATGACTCTGAATCTGAGTCTTCATTTAAATCAACACCTAAAGAAGAACCTAAGAAAGAAGAACCTAAAAAAACAGAATCATCTAACGATGATGATGAACAACCATTTTAAAAATTAAACCATGGCTAAAAAAACAGCAATTAAAAAGAAAACTTTTGATATTGATGCTCTATCTGATAAATTCAGTAGTAAGACTAAATATAAAAAAGACCAATTCATTGACTTAGGTGAGGTATTCCAGAAAGCAACTGGAGTACCTGGCCCAGCCATAGGTCACTTGAATGTTTTTTTGGGGCATTCAGATACAGGTAAAACCACAGCTTTAATCAAAGCCGCTACGTGGTGTCAAAAAAATGACATATTACCTGTGTTTATTATAACAGAAAAGAAATGGAGTTTCTCTCACGCTAAACTTATGGGTTTTGATTGTGATGAAGTATCCCCAGGTGATTGGAAAGGTTTCTTTTTATTTAAAGATGATTTCGATTATATAGAGCAAATAACTGACTACGTTAATGAGGTATTAGATGCACAAGAAAAAGAAATTCAAAAGGACATCTGTTTCTTATGGGATTCTGTTGGTTCTATTCCTTGTAAGATGACATACGATGGAAAAGGTGGTAAGATGCATAACGCATCGGTATTAGCTGATAAAATCGGTATGGGTCTAAACGGTAGGATTACTGGTTCTAGAAAAGAAACATCACCATACACTAATACAATTGTGTTTGTTAATCAACCATGGGTTGAGTTACCTGACAATCCTTTTGGACAACCTAAAATTAAAATGAAAGGTGGGGAAGCTATTTTCTTGAATAGTACACTTATATTCTTGTTTGGTAACCAAAAGAACTCAGGAACTAATAAACTAAACGCAGTTAAAGGTGGTAGAAAAATCAATTACGCTACAAGGTCAAAGATTTCAATCTTAAAGAACCACGTCAACGGTATTGGATACCAAGATGGTAAAGTAATTGTCACACCACATGATTTCATTGCAGACGATAAATCAGCAGAAGCAGAATACAAAGAACAGTACGCTGACTATTGGATGGATATGTTTATTAAAAGTGGTTTGGAAGAGTTGGATGAGAGTGATTCATCATTTGAAACCGAAGTAGTAAAAGACAATATTCAAGGATTAGCTTAATACACACACAATGAAAATAAATTACAATAGATTAGTAGAACTTAATAAAGAATCTATTTATAGTCATGAAGATGGTGGTTATAGAGAAATGACTTCTTATTTTATCATACATATGGGTATAGAAAAGATGGTGAACGGGGAAGAACTAACAAAAGAACATAAAAAAATGCTTTTAGATGTTGGTGTGTTAGAACTAACTGAAGAAGATATTGCTAGAGAAACAATGGTTAAACAATTTAATTTTAGCCAAAATGGGCCTACGAACTCCTAGAACAAAAAATAAACGTACAAAAACCCTTATTGTTGACGGTAACTATCTTATGAAACGTTCCTATAACGGAGCTAAGAATGTTTACCACAAAGACAATCACATAGGTGGGATATTTGCTTTTTATAGTACCTTACGTAAACTAACCATAGAACAAAAGATTGATAAGATAGTTGTCACTTGGGATGGTGAACGTGGGGGTACTTTACGTTTAGACCATTACCCACAATACAAAAAAAACAGACCAAGATTTTTTGACAAAGACTACGAGTTACAAAAACTTAGGGTAAAACAATACGCTGAAGAATTATTTATTAGACAATACGAACATCCCGACATTGAATCGGATGATTTAATAGCTTATTATTGTCTTAATAAAAAGAAATTAGAGGATGTAATGATTTTCACTAGTGATAGAGACTTTTGTCAACTAATAAACGAAGAAGTAACTATTTTTTTAGGTGATAAAAAAATGGAAGTCGGGATAGGAAACTATCAATGGTTCTTTGAACATCATTATAAGAATTCTGGTTTAATAAAAATTATTGAAGGTTGTAGTAGTGATAATATTAAAGGTATTGATGGTGTAACTGAAAGTACTTTATTAAAACATTTCCCACAACTAAAAGAAAGAGAAGTAACCTTAGAGGAGATATTTGATAAAAGTAAGGTTATACAAGAAGAAAGAGGTAATAAACCATTAAAAGTAATTGATAATATTTTAAATGGTAAAACTAGAGGGGAATATAAAGGGCCTTTTTACGAAGTAAGTAATAAAATAATAAACTTAAAGACACCTTTATTGTGTGGAGAGGCTAGACAATCAGTTAAAAACTTAGTAAGTTTACCCCTAAATCCAGAAGGAAGAAACCAAAAAAACGTGTTAAAAATGATGATTGAAGATGGTGTCATTTATTCTTTACCTGGTGGTGAAAATGGTTACTTAAATTTTATGGAACCATTTGTAAAATTAATTAAAAAAGAAAAATTAAACTTTAAAAAAAGAAAAATATGAAAAAATTTGAATTTGTGTTATACATTAATAGTAATATTATTTGTCAAAGGTACTTTACGGTTAGGGATTTTAATTCAAAATCTTTAAAATCTATTGAAGCTAAAGAATGTTTAGATGAGTGTGTTAACTTAATAAAAAAAGACTTAAAGAAAAAAACTTACGAGTATCTTTACAAAAGTTATAACCCATATAAAAAACAACTACAAGAAGATATTATTTTAGAAAATATTTTTGAAAATGAAGACGTTTTTGATTTTGAAATTAAGACAGATGAAAAAGTCATTGTTAAAAAAAGATTTACTGGTAATGTTTATCCACAAAGAGTAAGATATTCTGTGGACGTTAGAAAGATAATCCCTACCCTAATTAAGGAAATCCAAGAGACATTTTCTTTAGAAAATTTTAGTGTGGAACACGGCGGAATATCGTTGTAAATAGTTATTTATAATTAAATGTAAGAGAATGAGTAAAGAGTTAACGTTAGGGTATTTAGGGTACAAGTTTCAAACAGAATTAATAAACCAAATTTTACATCCAGCTAATAGGAAATTTTCAGATAGGATAATTGATATTGTTCATGCAAAGTATTTTGATAATGAATATTTTAGATTAATAATCGCAACAATAAATGATTATTATGAAAGGTTTGAAAAAGTACCAGCTTGGGACACATTAGAAACTATTTTAAAAGTTGAAATTAAAGATAAAATAACACAAGATTATATTTTTGAAATCACAAAAGAAATAAGAGCTCTTGATGTTGAAGATTGGGAGTATGTTCAAAAAGAATCTTTAAATTTTTGTAGACAACAGGAATTAAAAAAGGCTAATGATAAAATATCTAAAATCATTGATAATGGTGAGTTTGGTAGGTATGAAGAATGTGCTGAAATAATGAAAGAGGCTCTATCCGTTGGAGCTGAAAAAGATGACGGAACTTCTATTACTGAGGGATGGGACACAGTTTTAGAAGAAGATTTTAGACACCCAGTTCCTACGGGGATAAGTGGTATTGATGAATTAACCGATGGTGGTCTATCAAGAGGTGAGTTAGGGGTTGTATTAGCTCCTTATGGTGTTGGTAAAACAACTATACTTACGAAAATGGCAAACACGGCCTATAACGTGGGAGCAAATGTTTTACAAATTGTTTTTGAAGACATACCTGATGTAATAAAAAGAAAACACGCGGCTTGTTGGAGTGGGGTTGAACTTAACCAACTAGCTGAAGATAAAGAAACTGTAATAGGTGTTATTAAAGAAAAAACTGAAGGTAGAGAAAATGATTTGATAATTAGAAAGTTTCCTTCTGAAGGGATTACGGTTAATCACATTAAAACTTATGTGAGACATCTAATCTCAACAGGATTTAAACCTGACATGATTGTTTTAGATTATATTGATTGTGTTGAATCTACAAGAAGATATAATGATGAGTGGTCAGGTGAAGGTAATGTCATGAGGGGTTTTGAATCTATGTTATCTGAATATAATATTGTGGGTTGGACCGCAGTACAGGGTAACAGAAGTTCAGTATCTTCAGACGTTGTCACAGGTGACCAAATGGGCGGGTCAATCAAAAAAGCTCAAATCGGACATTTTATAATGTCTATAGCTAGAAGTCTATCACAAAAAGAAGGTAATAGAGCGACAATAGCAGTTTTAAAGTCTAGATTCGGAAAAGATGGGGTTATTTTTGAAGATTGTACATTTGATAACGGTAAAGTTTATATCGACACAGAAACTTCAGATACTTTTTTAGGTTATGAAAGAAAAGTTGAAGTTAGAAAAGAAGAAAACACAAAAGAACGGTTAAAAATGGCAAGAATAAGAAAACAACAAAGGGATTCTGAAACAAATTAAACCAATAATTATTAACTAAAAATTAAAAAAAAAATGGAGTTATCTAACAAAATTTTATCGGACAT